GCGATGCAGATGTCAAGATTGTAGAAGCAAACATGAAGCGCACGACTGATGCCCTTAAAGATGGCTCAGCTGCTGCGGCAGCGGCAATCAAAGGTCTTGGCGTCGAGATTAAAACAGCCAGCGGAGAGCTACGCAATCCTGCAGACGTGTTCTATGACATCGCCAATGCATTTCAGAAGATGCCAGATGGGGCACAAAAAACAGCAACTGCATTGGCATTGTTCGGCAAGTCTGGTGCGGAGATGATTCCACTGCTCAACGGTGGAGGCGATGCCATCAAACGACTGCTGCCACTGATGACGACAGACTTTGCCAGAGCAGCAGATAGCTTCAATGACAAGCAGCAAGAGTTAGTCAATAGGATGCAAGGTCTATCATTGCGGATAGCCGAGGTTCTGCTGCCTCCGCTAGAGAAGATTGTGGACATCTTCCTTAAAATGCCGCCAGCCGTGCAGCAAACGATTGTGATTTTAGCTGGATTGCTTGCCGCTCTTACCTTATTGGCTCCGGCAATCACAGGTATTATCAATCTCTTTACTGTCTTGGCTGGCTTGCGAATCGGTGCGACAATCGCCGGCTGGCTGCCCATTGCATTGCCGTTCTTCACTGGGATCACAACTGCCTTGACTGGGCTGCTGGCCTTCATGACCAGCACCTTCCTCCCCGGCATGATCGCTGTCTTCACCGGCCCCGTCGGCTGGACGATCCTTGCCGCCGCTGCTGTTACCGCCATGGTGATCGCATTCCACAAGCCCATCGGTGAGTTCCTCGCCTGGCTGGGGCAGAACTTGCAGACCGGCCTCAAGGTCGCACTCGACATCGCCTACAAGGTGTTCGTCCAGCCCTGGGCGACGCTGTTCAACCTGACCCTGCGACAGCCGATCAGCAACCTGTTCAGCTGGATGGTCGGCGCTGTTCGGGCACCGCTGCAAGCGATCGGGAACTTCGTCCGCGACGTCTTCAACGGCATCCTAAACGCCATCGCCAGTGGCATCAACGCCGCGGTCGGTGCGATCAATACCCTGATCCGCGCCTACAACTCCCTGCCCACCCCGGACCTCCCCCTGGTGCCGGCGGTGTCGGTGCCGCGATTCGCCGAAGGTGGCGTCGTCGACCGCCCAACCCTGGCCATGGTCGGCGAAGGTGGCGAGCGTGAGTACATCATCCCCGAGTCGAAGATGGCGGCAGCCTCGGCCCGCTACCTGTCGGGCGCCCGGGGCGGCGGTGTGATCGGGCCCAGCTCGATCAACATCACCACCGGCCCGGTGATGCAGCAGGACGGCCAACGCTGGGTCAGCCTGTCCGACCTTGAGCGAGCGATGCGCCAGACCGAGGCGTCAACCCTGGCGCGCATCCGCACACCGGCCGGTCGCCGCGCGCTGGGAGTGCGCTGATGGCAAGGGCTCAGTCGCAGTTTCTGCGGATCCACGACCCGGCCGGCACGACCTACCACCGCTGGCAGAACTTCTACGCCCACCAAACCGTGGCCTGGTCATCGGTCAGCTGGATCTATCAGGCCTTCACGGCGTCAGGCATCACCTCCGGGGCAACCGGCGATGAGGGCGGGGTGACGATCAGCGCCCCAGCGTCGCCATTGGTCGTCGATGCGCTGCAACGCGCGATCGACAGCGGTTGGCTGTTCACCCTGCAGGTCTACCAGTTCGATGCGTACGACGGCGTCACCGCTCCGCTGGCGGGACAGACGCTGGTCGGCACGTTCACCGGCGAGGTCGTCAACGCTGGCGGCACCCTGACGGAGCTGCAGCTCGAGCTGGGCAGCAGCCTGTCCCCGGTCGGCGCGCAGATCCCGCCGCGGACCATGACCACTAGCCTAATCGGCAAGGGGTGCCGACTATGAGCGCACTGATCGGCAGCGACCCGCTGGCCCTGCAGGCCCTGGAGGAAGGCCTGATCCGCGGCGCCCTCGAGGACGCCGGCGCCCAGGGTGAGAGCCAGCTGGACACCCGGCAGCGTGCCGCCGTGATCGGCGAGCCGGTGCCGATCGTGTTCTGCCGCAGGGTCGGGGACTACGGCGGCGTGCTGATCAGCCCGGCGGCGACTGAGGCCAGGTTCAGCAACGACGCATCGAATGCGGTCACCGCCAGCTACCACCTGGTGCTGAGTGAGGGCCGGATCGGATCGATTCAAGTCCGCGACGTGTTCCAGCGATCGTGCCGCGTCGGCAGCCACAGCCAGACCTACGACCGGCGGGCCGGCACCTGGGACCCGGGCAACTACGTGACAGCGCAGGCCGGTTACACGATGCCGGAATGCCCCTACTACTGCGGATCGGTCGGTCTCTACTCTGGCTTGTCGACGATGTCATTCACTGTGACGGTGCCCAACGGCGTCGACCAGTGGAATCGCCAGGTCCACGCATTCATCCGAGACGGCATGGAGGTGCCGCGGTTGATCGAGGGCACCGTGGGCAGCTCGAACAACTTCGCCGACCTGTGCCAGTGGGCGCTGGTGAACTGCTCAAGGCTGCCGGCCGCGATGATCGACACAACCAGCTTGACCGCGGCGGCGACGTTCCTCAGCGCCAACGGGCTGACCTGTGACATCAACATCGGCGACAGCTCCAACCTGGAGGACTTCGCCGCCAACCTGGCCCCGTACTTCCTGCTGACCCAGACCCGCATCGCCGGCCGGCGGGGACTGCGCCCGCTGCTGCCGGTGAACGCGAACGGCACCATCAACAACGGCCCGATCGTCTGGGAGTTCCTGTTCAACGAGGACTACATCCTGCCCGGGTCGTTCGAGCTGACCTACATCCCGCTGGCCGACCGCAAGCCGTTCGCGGTTCAGGCGGTCTGGCGCCAGCAGCTGACCGACGATTTCGGCATCATCAGGACCAGTGAGGTTCGTTACGAGTTTGAGGCGGCAGACGGCCCCTATGAACAGCACGACCTATCGCAGTTCTGCACCCGCGAGAATCACGCGGTCAAGGTCGCGGCCTACATCCGCGCGCGTCGCAAGTGGGTGACGCACACCGCCCGCTGGGTCAGCCGGGCCCAGGCGTTCAACACCCTGCTGGTCCCTGGTGACATCTGCCGCGTCAGGCTGGAGCGCAACGTGGCCGGCATGCCGCCCGGAGCGCACGACTTCCTCTATCAGGTCGACCGGATCACTCAGACGCCAGAGGGTGACGTGCAGATCGAGGCGACTCACCTGCCGATCGACGAGCAGGGCCGGAGCCTGGTCGCGCTGGATGTGGCCGGGACCACCGGCGCCGGGATCCTGCTGACCAGCAACAGGAGCGGCGTGGGGTGCGACGTGAACAGCTCCGGCGATACGAGCGTACCGGCGGAGACGTTCAGGGTGGGGAGCGCGATCGGTGGAGGTCGGGTGCTGCTGGCTCACGATGGGGTCCCGACGCCACCCGGCACGCTGCCGCCTGGCGGGGCGCTACCGAACGACAGCCCCGCGGATGGGCCGGACGAGACCGAGGACAACCCGGGCGACGGGAACGACAGCGGCGAAGGCGGGCCGCTGACAAGAAGTGCCACAACGTGCGCGATTGAGTCCCCGCCATGCACGAACGGGATCTGGACGGTCACGCAGATTGATGGTGCTGGGGATCCGATTCCTGGTACGTCGCTGACCTATGCGAACAGTCTGCCGCTAAATATCAACATCACCAATAAACAGGTGACATTTGAGTGCCTGGATGGAGAGGGCAGCAACTCGCCAGCACTGAAGGGGCCGGACAACTGCAGCGCGACGGACCCAATCCCGCCGCCAAATCCTGCAAGTTACTATGGGTGGAAGGCTCAGTTCTGGTGCGGTGGAGATGTTCACGAAGCTGGCAATATAAACAGCAAAGGGCCTTTCTTTATGGGAGCAACGAGTCCAACAATCGCTTTATATACAGGCTATGGAGTGCCTTCGTTGATGCTGCCGGCTGGGACGGGACTGTGGATTGTCAATAAAAAGATAGATTCTCCAGTTCCATTCCAGGGCACAACCGGCGCGTTTGGCTTTGCATACTGGGACACGCAAAGCAATACCATAATTGGGTATGGTGTCGGCCTGCAGACGACGACGCCATCGCAGCGGTATGCATCAGGCTTCATCTACGGCCACATCTACTTTTACCCAACCCTCGCCGACTACAGCGCAGACAACCCGCAGACCCGCCTGACCTGGTTCGGCAACGTGTAACCCATGGCCACCTTCCCCACCCTGTACCCATCGACGAGGGCTTTCACCCCGGGAGAGTATCCCCACACCCCGTTTCAGTCGCTGTCGAATCGCAACCGGCGAGTGCTGCACTCGAACGCGCTGAACGCGGCCGGCCTGCAACTGACGTTCGTCAGGCTGTCTCAGTCCGACATGCTCGCGGTCCTGGCGCACTACAACGGCCAGCAGGGCGAATTCATCCCGTTCCTTATCCCGTCGTCAATCCTGCAGGGGTTCACCGCCGCCGACTTCCTGCCAGCCGACCACCTGTGGCGTTACGCCAGCCCGCCCGATGTCGTCGACTTCTGCGGCCCCTGCCACGACGTCACCGTTGCCCTGGAATCGGTCGGTGTCGAGTCGCTGGTGGCCGTGGGACTGAGCCTGTCAGTCCTGGTCAGGATCGCTGGCGGCGCCGCAACTGCCAGTAGCATGGCTCCAGCCATGGCGCGCACCGCCACGCTGTCGATGACCGCTGCCCCCGCCACTGGGACTGATGCAGCTGCGATCGGCGCCGAGCTGTCGGTCACCGCCAGCCTGTCAGCAGGCTCGGCAAGCGGTTCGTAACCAACCCTCAACCCTCCCCACCCATGGCCAGCCTCATCTACAACAGCGCCGTCGACGACATGGCCCGCGGCGCCATCGACTTTGATGCCGACACCTTCAAGGTCCTGCTAGTCACCAGCAGCTACACGCCGAACAAGGACACGCACGACAAGCGCGACGACGTGACCAACGAGGCCAGCGGCACTGGCTACACCGCCGGCGGAGTGACGTCGGCCTGCACCGTGACGAAAGACACAGCGAACGACCGGGTCACGCTGCAGTTTGCGTCCGTCTCCTGGGCCAGTTCGACGATCACCGCCCGCGGTGCCGTGATCTACAAGTCCCGCGGCGGGGCCAGTTCGGCCGATGAGCTGGTGGCCTACAACGACTTCGGCGCCGACGTCTCCACCACGGCCGGCACCTTTTCGATTGCAGCCAGCACCATCACGCTGCAGAACTGATGGCCGCGTTCCCGGCGCTGGAGCCCGACGAGCGGTCCTACGACTTCGGCCGCTACCCCCTGTCAACCCAGACCGGCTGGGCCGGCGGGGTGGTGCGGTTTCGCCATGGCACAGCACCGGCCAATCACAGGCTCCGGCTCGGGTTCAGCAACCTCAGCGCAGCGCAGGCCAAACTGATCCGCGACCACTACCGCGGCCAGCGCGGGGGATTCTTCTCGTTCTTCCTGTCGGCCGAGGTCTGGGCCGGGCACGCCAGCCAGACCGACCTGGTGCCCGCCTCGACCACGTGGCGATACGCCGGGCAGCCTGAGGAGTCGCACAAGTCCGGCGGGCTGGTCGACGTTACGCTGGAGCTGGAGGCCGTTGTCTGATGGAGATGGATCCCGACCGCGTCAACCACCTGGACCTGCTGCGAGAGACCGTTGCGATCAGCACGAAGGTCGACCGGTTGATTCAGGATCATGCTGACCTGCGCGAGGCCCTGGGCGCTGAGAACGGGATCTACGCACGCCTGAACCGATTGGAGCAACGCATGGCCCAGGTGGTCATCCTGGCCGTGATCTGCGGGCTGGTGCTGCCGGTGTTCACCACGGTGGTGATCGATCGACTCTGGCCCGCCGCTACCGTGGAGGTGACGGCCGATCCCACCCCATGAACGTCGAGATCCGTGACCTGATGGAGATCATCCTGGCCCTGCATGGCGCGGCCGTGTTGATCGTGAACCTTACCGACACACCGAAGGACGACGACCTGGTGCGCCAGTTCTACCGCGGCATCGAGCTGTTCGCCGGCATCTTCACCCCCCTGGTGAAGCGGTGAGCTGGGCCACCGTCCGTGCGGCCTGCGAGCACGCCGCCCGCACCGGCCGCCTGGAGCCGCACCAGCTGGCGGCCCTGGCGGCCCTCGATGAAGGCCTGACCGATCCGCAACGCCAGCGGTTCAGCGAGCTGTGGCGCGCCGCCCCGTTGCCGAAGCCGGCCGATGATCCGGCGGTCAAGCTGGCCCTGCCCGTGATCCGGGAGTTTGAGCGCTGCAGGCTTGAGGCCTACCCCGACCCAGAGACCGGCGGCGAACCCTGGACCATCGGATGGGGAAACACCCAGCATTTCGATGGCACCCTGGTCAGGCCCGGCGACACCATCACCCAGGCCGTGGCGGATCAGATGCTGGACAGCTACGTGCGGGATTTCGCCCGGTCCCAGCTGGCCAAGCGCATCCCCGGCTGGGCCCGGCTCACCGCGGGCCAGCAGGCGGCCCTGCTGTCGTTCGGCTACAACGTCGGGGTTGCGTTCTACGGCGCCACGCGATACCAGACAATCACGGCCTGCCTGCGGGACTCCAGGCTGGACGACGTGCCCGCAGCCCTGAGGCTCTACGTCAACCCGGGCGGGCCCAGCGAGGCCGGACTGAGGCGCCGGCGAGAGGCAGAGATCAGGCTATGGGGTGGAGGCCCTGCGAGGTCTGCGGAGAGGGTGCTACAGGTGGCGTATTTCTCGCAGCTCGACAACACCAGCGGTGCGGGCTACCGCGAGTGCTTCAGCAGCTCCTGCGCAATGGTTGCCAACTACTACGGCAGGGTCAAGACAGACGACGACTACAACCTGATCCGCGCCAGGTTCGGCGACAGCACCGATGCCCAGGCCCAGCTGGCGGCGCTGCGTTCCCTGGGCCTAGACGCTCGGTTCGTGACGAATGCCGCGGTGGGGCTGCTCGAGGCCGAGATCCTGGCGGGACGGCCCGTGGCCGTGGGCTGGCTGCACAAGGGGCCGGTGACGGCACCGACGGGCGGTGGGCACTGGACGGTGGCGGTTGGTTTCACCGCTGATGCGATCGTGATGAACGACCCGAACGGCGAAGCCAACATGCTCAACGGGGGCTACGTCAACCACACCGGCGGCGCTGGCGTCAGGTACAGCCGACGGAACTGGCTGCGGCGATGGGAGGCCGACGGGGCTGGGACTGGGTGGGCGGTGCTGGTGCGTCCGACGTGATCTGACGCTGAATCTCCAACACCCGCGCCAATGCCGCTGAATGTGTCAATCATGCGCAGCGGCTGTGTCACAGGCTATCCCCCTCCGGCTCCCCCTCTGTCAGCCGCCGGAACTGCTCCAGCCAGACCACCACCTGCCACCAGTCGGGCGTCTCGCGGCACATGCTGCCGAGGCAGATGCGCCAGAGGACCGAGCCGTCCTGCTGGCGGACCTGGTGGAGGCTGATGGGGAGGGTCATGGCTGGGACGGCAAACGGTGGGTTGATCAGCAGTTGCGCTTCCGTCAGCATGCCGCCGGTGCCGGCTGATGGCGGGTACCAGGTGCCGGTGCGGTTCATGCCGTCACCCCCCGGCGCCCCGGTCGCTTCGGCCGCCGATGCTGCTCCGGCAGCACCTGGCCCTTGATTCGCGCATAGCGTGCGTTGAGCATAGCCCACACATCACAATCTATGAATTCGAAATGCACAGTGCCTTTCTTGAAGGCCTTGAAGCGGAAGAACCCCCAGTCGTACCATTCGCCAGGCATCAGCGGTTGCGAGGCCTTGGGCTGGCCCATCTCCTCGTATCGCTTGCCGGTGATGAAACACAGCGCCTTGATCAGGTCCTGGATCTCATCGGCCTGTCTGCCATAGGTCTGCACTCGCACCCCGCGACCGTCCCAGCTCGGCTCCGCCAGGTAAGCGCGGATGAACTTCTGGTTGATCATGTACCCGCTGTTCGTCACCCAACCCTCAACGCCGTACCTGTTTTCTTTCGTGTGCATGGTCAGGCTGTCGATGGCCTGCTCCACCGCACGATCAACGCGTTGCTCCTGCGTGCCGGCAACGATCTGCAGCATCCGCCAGAGGTTCCGCTCAGTGAACGGAATGCGGCTCTGCTGCTCGACAAACTGGTTGATGTCTTTGGCGAGCTGCGACGTAGCCAGCTGTGCCGGCAGAAACTCGGCAAACACGTGCTTCCAGGCGGCCTTCTGCAGGTCCTTGCGGAATCGGTTGCGGGTGACCGGTGCACCCTCGACCGTGACCTGCAGGCCCAGCTCCTGGCCGAAGAATCCATCGAGCACACCGCGCAGCCGGGTGCCGGCCGCCACCTGCTCGTCGAAGATCCGGCAGGCCTCGACGTAGCGGTTCACGATGTCGCGGGACCGGCGGTAGGGGATGATGCCCTGTCCCTGGGCCTCGATGTCGTCAGGGCCGAGGAAGAACCCGTCGAACTCATCAGTGGCGCCTGCACGTTGCCCCGGCTTGGTGAGCCGCACCAGGCCAACACTCACCCGGGTCGGGCGCTCAGCGGTACTGAAGCACTCGCCCATGTTCTGCTTGGAGCCGTAGGACTCGATCAGGTACCCCAGCTGCTGCTGCATACGGGTGCCCGGCCTGGTGGTGAGCGGGTTGCCTCGCCAGTCGCTGATCGTGTTCCAGTTGCACAGGGCCACGATCTCGCACCCTGGCGGGGCGATCTCCCAGGCGTGGAGGATGTGCCGCTCGTCCGCCGAGAAGGGCGGGTTCATCACGATCATGTCGATGTGGCTCACGGCCTCGCCCTGGAGCTGAAGAAAGTCGGGGCAGCGCTTGGATGGCACCGCCCCATGGATGCTGGTCAGGATGTCCCGGAGGTGGGGCTCCTTCTCGCACCACAGCACCTCGGCCGCGCCACGGTCCAAGCACTCGCGCACCAGGTTCCCGCTGCCGGCTGATGGCTCCAGCACCGTTTTGCCTCGCAGGTCGAGCGGGTCGAGCATCTCGGCCGCCACCTCCGGTGGGGTGGGGTAGAAGTCGGGGTTGATCATGGCTCAGACTCCCGCCTCGATCATGTCTGCCTCACTGGGCCCGTCCTGGGCGCGGCGGAGGGCTGCGCGGTAGTTCCGGCTCAGCAGCTGCGGCACCTTGCTGGTGGTCACCGCAGCGAACGCCTCATCCCACTGGCGGGCGAAGGCGATCGCTTTCTGCAGGGTGCCGTGAAACATTCCCGCACGCATGCCTGTGTGGACATGGGTCAGGGTCCAGATGTCAGGGCAGTTGTCCTCAAACACGGGCTGATCGTTGCCGTCGATGATCACCGGCTTGTGAATGGCGAGGCCTTTGCCGGCCCAGCGTGGTGTGATCTGCACATCGGTTCGGCGTTTGCCGCGATCCTGCATGGCGACGGTGATTAAGGGGTCGGTCATTCGCACACCCCCCGCAGCATCTCGGCAGGCTCGGAGTAGCCGTACCGCTCCTCCAGCCAGGACGCCACCTCCAGCCCGGCGGCCATGCCATCGGCGCGGCACTGGAGGCAGGGGGAACTGCAGGGGCCTTCAGGCGACAGCCGGCGGCGGCAGGTCGCTAGGCCTAATCGGTCAGTCAGTTTCACGGCAATGCGTGGGGCTCCCCATCAATACCCTGCCGGCGCGGCGCGGCGCTTCAGCCTGTGGACGGTTTCAGGACTGGCACAAGTGCAGACGGGGCCGGGCCCTGCTGCAGGGTAGGTTCCGGGGTAGTCGCAATGACCTGGTGGATGCGTTTGAGATAGGCCGGGCAACCGAGCGCGAACGGCTGCAGCTCCTGCTGCAGACTCGCCGCAGCCTGCTGACCAGCAACGGCGGCAGCGGCCGTGCCGTCTCGGAGATCGACACCATCCTGAAGATGGTCCAGTCGGCTCAGACGCCGCTAGACGACCGACTCACCGAGCTGGCCCAGCAGTTCAACGTCTCGCGTGATTGCGTGATCGCCCGGGCGATCGGGGCGGCATGAGCGAGATGAGCGACTACCTGGCGCGGATCGGCATGGTTCCGCTGCTGACGCCAGCAGAGGAGATCGAGCTGGGCAACCAGGTTCAGGCTGGCCATCGCGTGACCGAGGAGCTGGCTGGGGCCAGCCCAGCGGCGGACCAGCGGCGGGTGCTGCGCCTGGCGAAGCGGGCCAAGGATCGGATGGTCGCGGCCAATCTGCGCCTGGTGGTCGCCGTCAGCAAGCGCTACGGCGGCCGTGGTGTCGACCAGCTGGACCTGTGCCAGGAGGGCACGCTGGGACTGATCCGCGCGGTCGAGAAGTTTGACCCGACCCGCGGTTACAAGCTCTCCACCTACTCGTTCTGGTGGATCCGGCAGGCGATGCAGCGAGCCATCGGCGCCTACAGCCGGACCATCCGGGCGCCGGTTCACGTGGCGGAGCTGCACCGGCGGATCCGCGGGCTGATCCAGCAGCGGCAGCACGAGGGCGCCGGCGCCCCGACCATCGCCGAGATGGCGGAGATGTTCGGCGAGAAGGAGGAGCGGGTTCGCGCCGCATTAGCCCTGCAGCAGCCGATCGCATCGCTTTCATCTCGCGCCAATCGAGAGGACGGCAGCGAACTGGGCGAGCTGCTGGCATGCCCCGGGTCAAGCCCCGACGAGGTGCTGCAGGAGTCCGACCGGCTGCAGGGTATGCGGGACATCCTCGATCTGGCCATGGGACGCATGAGCCCGTCGCAGCGGGAGATCCTCGTGCGGCGGTTCGCCCTGGCCGGCGGCGAGCCGCACACCCTGGCGGCGATTGGCTCAGATCTGGGCGTCTCGCGCGAGCGGATCCGGCAGCAGGAGACCAAGGCCTTGGCGATCATTAAGGCCAGCGCCGCGGGACTGTCCGAGCTGCTGGCAGATTGAGTAGCCTCCCTGTAGGTGCTGGCCGTCGATGGATCACGCGATCATCGACGGTGAACTGGTCCCACGGAAGGAGGGCAAACGCCGGTTCAGGCGGCAGATACTCGACGACTGGGACCATACCTGCTACCTGTGCGGGGCCCAGCCCCAGCACCTCACGCTCGACCACCTGATCCCGCGCCGCATCGGCGGCGAGACCTGCCGGCACAACCTGGCGCCGGCCTGCGCGCCATGTAACCGCCGCAAAGGCAGCTGCGAGCTCTGGGCCCACTGGACCCGCTCGGATCACTGGGACCAGGACCGGGCCCTGCGGCTCATTCGGTGGCTGCTGGCGACCGCTAGGGTGACATCGGACACCGCAGCAGGTCCAGGTGCTGAGCCGTCGCGTGAGCCCGGAGCTGCTGGAGCTGCGGATCCCCTACCGGACCTGTGATGACACTCAGGAGTTCCTGCTGCTTTCTGACGTCCACCTCGACAACCCGCTCTGCGATCGGCGGCTGCTGAAACGTCACCTCGACCAGGCCCGCGAGCGCGATGCCAGGGTGCTGGTGTTCGGCGACCTGCTGTGCCTGATGCAGGGAAAGAAGGACCGGAGAGGGTCGAAGTCGTCAATCCGACCCGAACACCTCGGCGGGAACTATTTCGACCTGGTGTTTCGTGAGTGCGCCGAATGGCTGCAGCCATGGGCAGATCTGATCGTGATGATCAGCGACGGCAACCACGAAACCGCGATCATCAACCACAACGAGATCGACCCGCTGGGTCACCTGTCGCGGCTGATGCGGGATCAGGGATCACCGGTTGAGCACCTGCGGTATCAGGGCTGGGTCTGGTTCACGTTCAGGCCCGAGGATGACCGCGGCAAGACCAGGCGGATGCAGTTGTTCTTCCACCACGGAGCCTGGGGCGGCATCGTCTCGAAAGGCGTCATGGGCGGCGGCCGGTACTTCAGCGCGGCGCCGCAGGCACAGGTGGTGGTCAATGGCCACAACCACCAGCGCACGGTCGTCAGCCACGCCTGCTACTCGATCAACGCCGTCGGCCATCAGGAGATCTCCGAGCGCTGGCACGTCCAGACCGGCACCTACAAGCAGGAGTATGCCGGCGGCGCCGGGTTCGCGGTGGAGCGCATCGTCATGCCCGCGTCCCTGGGCGGGGTCTGGATGACCCTCAGACCGCGGCGGTCGGGTGGCGTGGCGGTGGCGTTCACGAACGCCTGAGGTAGCTGCCGCAGCTGGCGACGGACCAATCCTCGCGGGGGAATCCCAGTCCGCAGGCGCCCTCTGCCCAGTGCTGACACAGGCGGGCGCAGCTGGTGTCGTGCTGCGAGCGGTCCCCGGTTCGCAGCCATTTCAGGAGCGTCGGGTGGCTGACGCCCACCTCTCGCGCCGCCCGCCTGACCGACATGCCCTGAGCGATCAGATCAGCGGCCCGGGTCAGGGTTTCGGGCGATGTCCTTTGGTTCGAGGCCATGGGGCCAGACTATCCGGTCCCAAACATGCAGGAACAAGATCCGCGCCTGACGGTGCAGGTCCTTGGGTGAATCCGCCGTGATCGGGAATGGCACCATGGCGCCGCTGGGGGTCGGGACGTGCAGGACGTAGGTGGTTGGCTTCATGATTGGGCGGGGGTGGATGGCTCCCAGCCCCACCACCTGAGCCAGGTGCGCAGGGCCTGATTGGTGGGCCCGCCGCCGCGGCAGCGGGTGTCATCGGCAACGTCGGCCGGGGTCAGCAGGACTCGAGCTTCGTCGCCCCGTTGAATGACGAAGTAGCCCTCGCCGCGGGTGATCGAGAGGAAAGAGGACTGAAACGCGCTGGACCTGCCCTCAGGCGGGATCTCGGGATGGCCGAGTGCTGCAGCAACGGCAGCGACCTGGGGGCCGTAGGGAACGGCCTTGAACTGGGACCAGGTGGGGGTGGTCATTTGGCATTGCCCCCAGCTTTTGAGCAGGAAGGACCCTTTTCCCCAGATGCGAAAGTCATTGCGTCACCTCGCGGCAGTGCATTGCCAATCCTGAACCGCCACAAGTGGAGCAATCCCGGTAGGTAGTGCCGCTGGCTCCAACGGATTGGACCTGCTGACCAGAACCGCCGCAGTCTGAGCAGGAGCTCGTATTGTGCTCCCATTCAATCTTGGCCCGCAGAAACTCCTCTTTTGTGATTACCACTTGCTGAAGTTGCCCCAGCGGAGGAAACTTGGGGCGGCCTTTGCGCGGCCCCCGAGAATAGGTGCCCACTGGCACTGCACCACGAAGATAAAAGCCGAGTCCACGATCGAGGCAGCCATAGATTCGCGGCTGCCAGTTGTCGGGCAGGCCATGCACGCGACGAGCGGCGATAGCGTGAAAGTCTGGAGTCATTCGCGGGCACGGGAAAGGTTGATGAGTGAATCGCTGTCGATGTTGACCATCACGAGCGCAACTCCTTGGCGATGGCGAGGAGTTGGCGGCGAGTGTGCTGCCGTTGATCCTGATGAGCCTCTGCTGGGCTCAGTGCTCCGGTTCCTCCGGGCCTCATTCCTTGACGGTTGCAATCCTCTTCCGGCACCACCTGATCCGCGAGTGCCTCAATGGCAGCAGCCAGGTTGTCGGCATAGCTGACGAAGACGCCGGGTTCATCTTCGTTGAAGGCTTCCCAGATTGCTTCAACGGTGGGAGTCATGACTGCGGCTCCGGTTGGGGCATAGAGATTGTGGTGCGGGGGAAGAATCGACGATGGAGAGCAATGGCCCCGTCAAGCGTGGGATGTCTTTGACCCATGCAGCCGTCCCGAGTGTGCCGACGGTGCAACGCAATGCCAACACGTCCGGGACCGCTTGAGGTTATTTCAACTCGCACGCAACGATCGTGAGCCAGAAACACTAGACGAGTGAGTCTGTCGAAATCGAAAGTGCTTAATTGGCCACTGCCGACCGAGACTCTAATGCCGTAACCACACTCGCGCACGTTATGCGGGACGTGATGAGCACCGCCAAAGCAATCTGCTAACAGATCAAAGCAAAACCTCTGATCTGCACTCATTTCCCACTGTTCAGAGCGGGTCATTGCGGCACCTCCGGGATTTCCGGCAGGTATTGCCAGCCAGCGGAAAAGAAGCAGATACAATTGGCATCCCATTCCACTCCGTCCCACGACACACATGCAATGGTGTCATAGTCGTGGGCGAGAATCAGGGTCCCATCAGTCGGCGCAGTCTCCATCGGCCGCCATTCCGGCTGAGCCAGGAAAGCGCGGGCCTCGGTAGCGAGGTCGCTTTGAAGGCAGCGATTGTCCGTTACCTGCCTTACGAATTGATCTAACTGCCCAGCCATGCGGCTGATCAGGCTGCGAACTTCGGGGGTCATGGCTGCACCCTCCTGTTCCACCGTTGAGTGGCGGATTCAGCGTCCGGGGCGCTTGGCCCGAAGGTATTGCAGTGACGGCAGGCGATGTATTCGCCGCAAATACGTCCCACGTCTAAATTAACGCTGCCACAGAACGGGCAGGGCTTGAGTTTATCAGCCACGCTGCACCCCCCGCCGCACGGCGCGAGTGATGCGGATGGCGACCGTCACCGGCCAGATGGCGCCGGCCAGACTGGCAG